GCTCTTCAGGCCTGAGTTGCTTGTACGTCTTTCGTTGTTCTTCCATCGCAGCACCTTACGCCGGGTGAGGTGTTGCACTTCAGATTTGAGGCCGCCAGGTCTTAATCGCCGCTGCCGAACCTGACTCCTTGCTCACGGCGCTCTCCCAGGCGGCAGCAATCTCCCGCCAGCTGCGCCACCCGACCGGGCTGTACAGCGACGACAGATGGAAGCCCGCCGTCTTGATGCCGCTGCCCTGACCCTCTGGCGGCACCAGCGCTCGCCACTCGCCGTGTTCGAGCATCCAGGTCTTGTGGTGCTCGGCAATCGGAGCGTCACAGGACTCGCAGATGTAGGCCGCCGACTCGGGCTCGCCGCGCTCCCAGCGCAGTTGCTCGAAGCGCAGCCACTGACGGTGCGAGCAGTGCGGGCAGGGCACGAAGTACCTGCGCTGATCGCTCGCGTCGTACTCGCGCTCGATGGCGCTCGCGCCCGAGATCGTCGGCGTCGAGACGATGAAGATCTTGCGGCGCGCGAAAGTGCGCGTGCGCGCCTCGGCCAGCGAGATCGCGTCGCCTTCGCCCTCGACGTCCAGGGGGTAGCCGTCCACCTCGTCGAGGAACAGGTAGCGCACCGGCATCGAGCGCAAGCCCACCGCGCTGTTGGCGCCGGTCATGACCAGCACGCCGCCCCGGAACTCCTTGGCCAGGATGGTGTTGCCCGAGTCGCGGCTGCGCGCCGGTGCGATCAGTTCCGCCAGCGCGGCAGACTCTTCGATCAACGGGTCGATGCGCTGCTTCGAGTTGCGCTTGGCCATCTCCACCGTCGGCCAGACCGCCATCATCGGTCCGGGCGCGTGGTGGATGACGTAGCCGATCCAGTTCGAGCCCATCTCGGTGGCGCCCAGCTGCGCGGCCTTCATGAACACCACCCGCTCGACCGGTGATGTCGGCGACAGGCAGTCCATGATCGCCTTGAGGTACGGCGTGCGGCTGGTGCGCCAGCGGCCTGGCTCGGCGGATGCCTTGCTGGACAGCATCCGGTGGCGGTCCGACCACTCGGACACCGTCAGCAGTGGGTCCGGTGTCAGTCCCTCGCGCCAGGCACGCTCGATCTCGGCCGCGCCTTCGTAGTCGACGTCCAGCATCAGTCCACCCGAGGTCGCATCTCGCCCAGTTCCTGCAGGTGCTCTCGCACGGCAGCCTCCAGCGCGATGTGCATCGCGTGCGGATCAATGTCGAGCCGTGACGCCATCTGCGCCGAGATCCGGGCAGGCCAGTTCAACCAAGCGTCGCGTTCAGACCGTGCCAGCTTGAACACATGGGCGATGGCCTGATTGCGGTCGACCAGCTCGCCCTTCAGGCGCGCGAGGCGCACCTTGTTCGTTTGTGCCTTGACCACCTCGTTGACCGTGCGCGCCTGGAGTAGCGAGGCGCCACCGGTTGGCAGTGCCGCCGGGCCCTCGCCGCCCGCAGACGGCGCCTCCGGCACGACAGCCTTCGGTGTCTTTGCACGGGTGCCAGCCTTCGGCGGCTCCGAGTTGCGCGCCCACTCGCGGTCTGCCTTATCCGGGTCGATGGTGCCGTCCGCCTCGGGCGCGATGCGCCCCGTGCGGATCGCCTTGTGAACGGCCGTGTCGGTCACGCCCCGGTGGCGGGCGTAAGCCCGAATCGAAATTCCCATTGGCCTCTTCGATCAATTCATCGTCAGTCCTTCGGAATCCGCTTGGCTTCCATCGAGAACAGCGTGTTCATACGTCCATCGCCAACCCCAAGCGCGCCCTGATCACCACCGATGGCACCGACTGGTTCGTCGCCGCCGAGGGCTACGACGCAATGGGGCGCGAGCGCCCCGCACCCGTGCCTACAGAAGCCGACCCCGAAATGGAGGCCGCCGTAGCAGCCGCCGAAGCAACGTGGGCGAAGGAGTGCGCGGACACCAAACCCCGCACCCGCGAGAACAGCAAGCAGGCCCAGGTGATCGCGATGCTGCGCCGCCCCGAGGGCAGCACCGTTCGCCAGATTTGCGAGGCCACCGGCTGGCAGGCGCACACCGTGCGCGGCACCTTCGCCGGGGCCTTCAAGAAGAAGCTCGGTCTGGCCATCGTCTCGGACAAGCCGCAGGGTGGCGAACGGGTCTATCGGATCGCCTGATCAGAAAGATGGAGAATGAAGTCGAGCTGCGCTTGGCTTCTCTATCGAACAGCGCGTTACTACGAGTGTCGCAACGATCAACGCCAAGGAGCCCGAGATGAACACAACCCGTCCGATCCCCGCCACCCAGAACGATGCCTGGGGCTTTTGGGGCACGATGAACGAGAAGGCCGACGCCGCCTGGCCCATGGCGATGACCGCCGTCTCGGACGCCACCGGCCAGCCCCTCGAATCGGTTAGGACCTTCCTCGACAGCCGCCACGGCCGCCACTTTGCGGACGACGTCCTCAACCAACTGCACGCAGGCCGGCCCCTCGCGGATGCGATCAACGCCGCCACCCAGCAGTGGATGGGCTGGACCATCGGGCGCCAGACCAGCAAGGACTAGGTGACGCGCGCCCCGAGCTTGCAGAAGATGGGGCCGAGCTGCTCCTGGCGCCAGCGGCGCAGGGTCTTGACCGACAGGCCCCAGCGGGCCGCGAGCTCGTGCTCGTTGAGGGCGACGCGGACGTCGCCTTCGGAACGCGTCCAGCGCGCCGGTGCCTGACGCGGCTGAACGGAAGGTGCTTGGTGTTTCACGAGATGTGCTCCTGTGTAATAGGCGGGCACATCTCATTCTTCGGATCGATCTGTAGGTCGTCCGACGGCGCTTCGTAGGTCGAACGTAGGTGGCCGCCACGAAGCAAAGCGGGCTGCCAGAAGGGGGCCCGCCACTAACAAACGGGGGCGCCCATCCGCCCGCCCGCGAGGCGGCGATTACTGAAACTGAACGTTCGCGATCAGAGAAGCAGCATCCAGCCGCGGGCCTTGTCCGGCGGATGACCTCTTTGCCATCTCGCAGGAACCGGAGATTGATCACGACACGACTGATCAACGCCGCGCGCCTGAAGATATGGTTGTCGCCGAGCATGGTGCTAGCGGCGGTCTCGATGTCGTCGTCCTTGTCGACCTTGACCACCACTCGGCGCTTGAAGTTCTGTGGACGAGCCTCGGCTTCGACCACGCGCACGTCGAGCACGCCGAGGTCTTGGACCTGCGCAAGCGACAGATGAAGCGACCGGTAGAAGCGCTCCAGGTTGTACTGCCGCAAAGACATCGGCCGATCCGACAGGTCAGACCCGGTGGCAACTTCAGCAAATGCTGCCGCGATCAGAGGGCGGTCCGACGCTTCCTGCGCGAACACCTCGATCCGCTTCTGGTCCGGTTGGAACAGCAGCGTGGCTTCGACCGGAGGCTTGTAGTGGATCGGCTGCAGCGACAGATCGGGCAGTGTGTTCTGCACGCTGCTGGTGAGGCCGGCGTGCCGGATCAGGAACATGTGCAAGGGGCGGTTGGCGCCGTCTTCATCGGGCTGCCCAACCTCGAAGTACTGGATGAGGCACGGCCCGACGATCTGCAACTGTTCCTTGATCTTGCTTTCGAAGGCGGTCCTATTGGCGTCGTTCCACTCGAAGCCCGACAGGTGGTCACAGTCGACCTCGAAGGCTTCGTAGAGCTTGCCGAAGTTTCGGTAATGTTCGGCGTAGTGGAATCGCTCGGCTTCCTCGAACAGGTCGGGGACGCGAATGAGCAGGAACAGCGCTCGGCCCAGATCGTCGGTCTGCGTGTCGAAGCCGGTCCGCAGCGATCCCTCCGAATCGTCGTACTTGTACAGCCCTCGCTCGACCACCGTGATGGCTGCAGGCCCCTTGCCCTCGGACAGCGCGATGACTCGGCGGGCATCACCGTCCAGCCTCAAGCGCGATTCGACCGGCAGGTTGCTGCAACCGTCCGACAGATCCCGTCGGCCTCGGGCGCATGCCTGTGGGTCGCCGTCGTTGTCCAACAGGGCCAGCGCCGATGTGACCCAGGCCTGCCCTGCCAGGTCGCTGTGGTTATCGCAGAGTGTGCTGATGGCGCCGATCGATGCGGTTTCAACAAACCGGTGGACGGACGCCGTGTTCTTATTCGCCTGGGCCATTCGTTCGTTCTTCGCGTTGACGCTTCCTGTCAGGGGATGATCCCGAGACGGACCTTCACCTTGATTTCGTCCAGCCATCGCTGGCGGTAGTGGCGGGCCATCTGGTCGACCTGAACGCGGCTGACACCGGCTTGCTGAGCCAATTGTTCGAGCGACGGCACGATGTCGAGCCAGTCGAGACGGCCGGCGGCGACGATCGCCGCCTTGTCGGCCGTAGACAGTAGCAGCTTGACCGTTGCGGTCTGGCCTTGGGCGTACAGCCAGGCCAGCAGATGAAGCTCGCCATCGTCGAGCCCGGCGCTGGCCGGATGGGCGAGCGCGAAACGTGCAATGGTGCGTTTGTCGACCGCGTGGCGAGCGGCCAAGCCGGCCACCAGGATGTCACGGTCGACAGTCACATGCCGGGGATCTGCCGGGTCACCGGTCAGGGCTTCCTCGACGCATTTCTCGACGGTCTCAACTGAGAAGGCTGCGGCCAGCGCCGGCCAGCATCCGATGCGGAATGCTTCGAGGATGACGTTGGTATCGACGAAGACGCGAACTCGGGTTGGCGGGGCGACGACCTGCTGCATTCCAGGCGCGCCTCAAAGCTCATAGGGTGCAGCCAAGGAGTGCTCGGCGAACAGGTCGACCAACTGCGTGAGGTTCATGCCCATCGCCTTGCCTGCCTTGCGCGCCGACAACCGTCCCTTGTCGATGGCTCGATGCAGCATCGCGACGAACGTCGGCGAGAACCGCTTCGGGGCGGCGGATCGCACGAGCCGCTGTCGCTCGGTCTTCAGAGCCTGAAGCGTCGGTTCGGTAACCCACCGCAGGTTGAAGAGTCGCCAGGCGAGGGCCGCCGGAGCGACGCGCAGTTGTGCCGCGATCTCTGCCAGGTAGTCGGCATCGTCGATGCGGCGACGATCGATCAGCCGATCCAGCGACGCCGTGGGCATCAGCAACGCAGCCGCGAAGTTGTTGGCCAGCTGCTCCATGCGCTTGCCTCGCGAGCGGTCCTCAACCGAGTTGGATTCCCGGTGGTCGGGCTGCATCGCGTCCCACGTCAGTGCGTGGAACAGCTCGTGTGCCAAGTCATAGAAACGCCGCGCCTCGGGTTCGTGGCGGTTGATGAGGATGACGCCTAGATCCTGCAGGTGGCAGGTCGCGCCAGAGACTGACTCGCCTTCTGCGGTCTGGACGGTATCGACGAACAGCACCGGGATGTCGAGGCCGCGCTCCACGCGATCGATCAGACGCTCGGCAGGCACGTCACCAAGATCCAGCGCCTGCACGAGGCTTTCGGCGCGGTGCTGGGCATCCTCGAACGAGGACTGCGCGGTCAGCCGCAGGCTGTGCTTGAGCGGGCCTTGCTGGCTCTCCGACGCCCGCAGCCAACGCAACAGCCCGATCCACTGCCCTGCCTTCAGCTCGAACTCGTCCAAGCTGGCTTCGTCGATCTCGGGGGCGGCGCGCCAGTTGAACTGGGCCTCTCCGGTCACGGCGAACGGGTCCAGAAAGAACTCGACGTCGCGGTCGAGCAGATCGGAGAGAAGCACCAGCTCGTCGGGCTTGACCAGCCGCCTGCCGTTTTCGATGTCCGAAAGTGTTTGCCGGTCGTTCAGGTTCATCGCGGAGGTCAACTGCTCCTGCGTCCAGCCTTTGCCCTCGCGTGCTGCCTTCACGCGATAGCCGACCAGGCGGGGAGAGAGACGGTCGAGCATGGCTTCCTTCGGGGAAAGGACTGCATTGTATTCTTGCGACGCGGCTTTTGCAAGACTTAGGGTGCGTTGCTCTACGTTGCCATCCTGTTCGGACGGCCTCGCGGACCATCGATGAAGTTTCGACTCCCTCGTCCCCTCATGAAGAACATCGAACTTGCCTCCCCGTCCGAGATGACGCCCGCCGACCGCGCCGCCGAGATCACCTCCGTCCTTGCGGCCGCCATCGTCCGCACCCTGGTCACCGGCAGGCCGAAAGAGAGCCCGGTTGGCCTTGGCTTCCTGCCCGACCAGCGCGTTCATGCAACCCCCTATCAACACCGGAGGTTGTGATGAACGAGAAGCAAGCCAGCGTTGCGGCGCGGATCGCCGAGCTGGGGCATCTGCCGATGGCCGAGCTTTGGGCGCAGTGGGATCGCTACTTCGAGCGGCGCCCGGAGCACCCGAACCGCACCCACGTCGAATCCCGCATCGCCTACAAGCTGCAGGAGGAGGCTTTCGGCGGACTCGCGGCCGAGACTCGCCAGCGCCTGGAGGCCATCGGCGCGAAGCACTCGAAGATCAAGTTGCGCGCCAAGCCGCGAACCTTCAGCTTCGCGCCGGGCACCGTGCTGCTGCGCGAATGGGGCGAGCGCGAGCACCGGGTTGCGGTCACCGCTGAGGGGCGCTTCGAGTATGAAGGGCGCAGCTTCAAGAGCCTGACCGCGGTGGCACGGCACATCACCGGCCAGCACTGGAGCGGTCCGTTCTTCTTCGGCCTGAAGGGAGCAGCCTGATGGCCGAGATCGCGTCTGCCAAGCCGCGCAAGCGCTGCGCCGTGTACTGCCGGGTTTCCTCCGACGAGCGGCTCGACCAGGAGTTCAACTCCATCGACGCGCAGAAGGAAGCTGGCCAGGCGTTCGTCGCCAGCCAGCGCAGCGAAGGCTGGATCGCCGTGCCCGACGACTACGACGATCCCGGCTACTCCGGCGGCAACACCGAGCGCCCGGCGCTCAAGCGCCTGCTGGCCGACATCCAGGCCAGGCGTGTCGACATCGTGGTCGTCTACAAGATCGACCGGCTAACGCGCAGCCTCGTCGACGTCTCGAAGATGGTCGAGGTGTTCGAGCGCCACGGGGTGTCCTTCGTCTCGGTCACCCAGCAGTTCAACACCACGACCTCGATGGGCCGGCTGACGCTCAACATGCTGCTGTCCTTC